CCAGGCGGGCGCGGGCCCCAGGGCCGGGGGGGCCAGCCACATGGGCGCCGGCGCGAGCGCGACGAGCACCAGGAGCGCCGCCAGGATCATCCGCGAGAACAATTTCATGGTCCCTCCTTCATGGGCCCGGAGGCCGAAGCCTCCGGGCCCGGAATCGTCAGGGTTAGCCGGCCACCACCGCCTTCACGGCGCCGCGGAAGTCCACGATGTCGGCGCCGTACTCGTGACGGATCTTGTGTTGGAGCTTGTCGGCCACGAACATCTGGCCGACCGTCGGGACGTTCGCCACGAAGAACTCGGGCTCCCGCTGATCGTTTAGATAACCAACTTCCACAGAATCCACGATGTCCGGGCTCCGGAAGAGCCCCCAGTCCGTGGCATCGGTGAAGAGCGGGTTCACGATGATCCGTTCGTTGCCCGCCCCGAACCGCTGATAGACCGGGTTCGCCACCAGGTTGGCCCCGCTCGGGACCTGCGGCGAGATGTTGAGCTGGAGCGCCACCCCGATCAAGGCGTTCGGCACGGCCAGCCAGAGCGGCTCCGTGAGGTCAATGCCGATCTTCGCGCCGGAGCCGGGCTCGGTCTGGTCCGCCAGTTTCGTGATGGCGTTCATGATCTCCGTCGCGCCGAGGAAGTCGGCCGTCAGCGCGACGCTCTGCAGGTTGCTGTGGGTCGCGTGGAACCAGGCCACGGCATCCACCTCGTAGGCGCTGTTGTTGATCCAGAAGTTCCAGACGAACTTCGCATGGGTCCGACGCGCGGAGCGGCCGAGCCGCCCGACCATCCGAACGATGGCCCCGAGGTCGTCGTTGATGAGGGTCTTCCGGGTGATCGTCAGGATGTTGCCCTTCTGGATCACGGCGTAGGAGATCTTCTCGTCGGTCGGCGCCGCGATCTCCGGGAAGTCCTGGGCCTCCGCGTCGAACTCCGAGAGGTCCCCGAAGTACTGGACCCGGAGGGTCTCTTGGGTCTTGAAGTTCATCACCCCGCCCGGGCGCGGCCGGCTGATCGCCTCCTCGCGGTAGGTCGGCTGCTGGTAGTCCTTGATGAGCCGCCGGTGCATGCTGGTCCCGAGCACGTTCACCCATGTCGTGGAGAGGATCGCCTCCCGCGCATCCGCGATGACGTGGTTCATCGCCGCGACGAGGTCCCTGCCGGTGACAACCTGGAAGGCGTCGCGGAACCCCTTGAAGCCCGGCACGTCCAGGCGCGAGACCTTCTCGCTCTCCTTGGTCTCCACCCCGAACATCCGGTCCATCCCGATCTGGAGCTTCTGCGTCTGCTCGAGCAGGACGGCGGCCTTGGTGGATCCAAGGCCCATCACGCCGCCCTCCCCGACCACCGCATCCAGGTACTCCTTCTCCGCCTTGATCGCGGCCTCGAGGGCCGAGGCCTCGAAGATCTGCCCCTCGAACTGCTTCTGGAGCTTCCCCTCGGCCGCCGGCGGCAGCTTCGCCTCGGCCAGCCGGTCCTTCAGGAGCATCCGACACTCGGTGCCACGGGTCTCCACGAGCGACTTCGCGTCCCGCAGGGCGTTGTCCAGCTCGACGGGCTCGAAGGTCCGGTCCGCGAACTGCTTGCGGATCGCATCCTCGAAGGGCTTCGGCATCTTCGCCTCGCCGAGGCGCTCCCGGAGCAGGATCCGGGATTCCGCGGCGCGGACGCCGGCCAGGGCCTTCTCCGCCGGTCGGAGATCGCCGTCCGCCGGCGGGGCCGTCCCGAGGGCCTTGTCGAAGGCCTCCTTGACCTGCTCCTCCGTCGGGTTCTCCCCCAGCTGCGCCGCCAGGTCGGGGCGGCGCTTCCGGAGTTTCTCGAGCAACTCCTTCAGCATCGTGACCTCCTTCGCTCCGAGCGTTTCAAGCGCCCGGAGGAATGCCCCGCCAGCGGCGGGATGGGTTGCCAGGTCTACCGTCGCGGGCTTCGTGAACCGCAGGACCGCGAAGGCCCGCCCCTCCGCGGTCTGGACCGGCACGCCGTACACCCGGCTGTCAATGGACAGGCCGACCAGGTCGCTCCGGCCCTTCTTCGCCAGGTCGGCAAGTTTTTCCTGGAGCCACTCGGCCCCCTTCACGAGATCGAGGCGCGCCAGCAGCTCCCCGGCCGCCTCCTTCACCTGAGAGATCGTCCCCACCAGGTGCTTGAGGAGCCCCTTCCGGGTCTTCTCGTCCGGCGAGAGCCCCAGGTGGCCGTGCAGCGCCGGCGCCACCTCGAAGGCATAGACCGGCGCCCCCTCGAAGACCTCCGGGGCGCCCTTGATGGCCTCGGCGGTGTAGTACCAGGGGATCGGCTCCGGAATCCCGGCTGCCGGGACCGGCTTCGGCTGCTTGCTGAAGCCGGACCGGATCACCCGGACCAGCCAGGCCTCCCCCTTCGGCTCCCGAATCTCGACCGAGGCCTCGGTGACGAGCAGCTCGATCGGCGCCGATGTCTTGGCTTGCTCCGCCGCCATGTGCTCGATGCCCTCGGCGGCGGCGATCCGCGTGATCTCGGCCTCCCGCTCCTCGGCCTGCTCCCGCGAGTCGAAGGAGCCGAGGAGCTTGGAGCCGTCCGCGCTGTACAGGAGGTACTTGTCGCCCTCCTTCCGGATCATCGGTCCCCCTTACTTCGCCGCTGGGGCAACGGGCTTCTCGGGCGGCGGCCCGCCCTGGCCGGTCACCTTGTACCGGGGGAGCGGCTCGTTCTTCTTCCCCGGGTAGTAGCTCCCCTTGTGCCCGCCCACGGTCACGAGAACCACGCGGTCCTCGTAGACCTTGGACGCGAACAGATGCTCCGGCCCCACCCCGAGGGCCTTGCACGCCTCCTGCACCAGGGCCTTCTCGTCGCCGTTCTTCGCCATCGCGCTGCTCCTTTCGTGTGTCAGGCCGCCTGCTGCTCGATGCTCGGCAACGCCTCGCTCAGCCCGCCGATGTAGGGCAAAGAGCTACAGCCACAATTTATACTATTGGCTGCGCTCGCTTTCGGGTCCCGCGGGAACATCAGCTTCTCGCCGCCCACGTCGTAGTCCTCGTAGACGTCCCGGATCTGCCCGTGGGCGGCCGCGTGGCTGACGCGCGCCTTGCCCGACCACATCCACTGCTTCTGCAGGTTCCGGACGACCTGCAGCGCCTCCTCCTGGCGGGCCTGGCCGGCCAACGACTGCAGCCGGCCCAGCTCCGTCCGGGTGATGACCTCGGCCCGGTTCGCCAGGCTCCCGAAGATCGAGGGGTCGTCCAGGTTCCGCCCGACCGCCTCCATGACCTCCCGGGGATCCTTCACGCCGATCGCGCCGAGCTGGATCTCGGCGCTGATCCTGCGGATCCCATCCCGGGTCATCCGGGTGATGAGGTCGGCCGAGAAGTCGGACGCGGCGGCCACCGTGGACCGGGGGATCTGGTGGGCCGGCAGGATGTCGGTCCCGAGCGCCACCCGGAGCGGCTCGTCCACCAGGAGGCGCCCGACGTCCGCCGTCTCCTCCGCGGCCGTCCGGCTGATCCGGCCAGCCCCTTCGTTCAGCTCCAGGAGGCGCTCCTCGATCTCCTGGATCGTGGAGCCGATCCGGGCCAGGTCGAAGGTGCTGCCCCCCTCCTCGGCCTTCCGGATGGCGAAGGCGATCCGCTCGACCGTGTCGCGCTGGCCCTCCCGGAGCAACCGGCGCATCGCCCGGACCGTCTCGTCCTCGATCCGCCCCGCCCGGGAGATCAGGACCTGGAGCCGCCGGGCGTAGGCCGCCCGCTGCTCCGGCGTCCAGAAGCCCTGCTCGAGGGCGCGCGCCGGAACAGCACGCGCTACGAGAGGATGCATCGCCGCGCCCTTTCTTGAGCCTCTGCGGCCACTTCCGCCGCCTGTCCATCACCACCGAGCCCGAGCAGAATCGGCGGGATGGGCAAGCCGCGCTGTTCTAGGTAAGTGACGACGGGCAGGTCGCCACCCTCGACGGGCGGCAGTCCGACCGATTCGCGAATCTCGTTCACATTCACGACAGCCATCGATGCGTGCCACATGAACACGGGGCGCTCCCCCTTGGGCTGCTTGTTGTCAACCGCCTTGTCGGGATCATGACCAGGCTGGTTCCCATTTTCCATACCGAGGCGCCGGCGCATCTCGGCCAGCCGCTCCGGCGTGAAGTCCTCGCCGCCTGGCCCGCCGCCCGCATCCTGCGGCGCCGGCTCGACCTCCCGCCCCAGCATCGAGGCCAGCATGGCGAAGACACCGGCGGCGTCCTCGCCCGAGATCCAGCGGTTCGACTGGCCGATGAGAAGCGCCGCGGAAACGCCGGCCATTGCCTGGCTGATCCGGTTGATGTCCTTGGCGGAGATCTCTGGGGCCTCGACCTTGAACGTCTCCACGGCCGGCTTCAGGACGGTCCCCTCGCTTCCCTTCGCCTTCACCGGGACCTTCTCCCGCAGGAGCCCGGCATTGATCGCCTGGCGGACCACGTAGCGCCCCTTGAAGGCGAGCATGTGCTTCACGTATCCCTGGCGCTTCGAGAGCGTCTTGAGGATCGGCTCCGACATCTCGGCGCCCACGGCCCGGTTCACGTCCCCGCCGGCCGTGAACCAGTGCTCCGGCCAGCCCCGGACCGAGAGGATGTGGTGGAGGAAGACTTTTTGGATCGCCTGGAGGTCCGCCGACTTCAGGTCCGGGCTCACCGCCTGCCACTCCACGGCCTCGTTGTGGGCCCGGACCGACCCGCGCTTCGGGGACGGGTTGTTCTCCAGCCACTGCTGGATCTGCTCCTGGTTCATGCCCTTGAGGGTCACATCCCAGAGGAACGCCCCGAGCTGGGAGGCCCACTCCAGCCGGTCGAAGAGCCAGTTCTCGTAGGCGTCGAGCCAGTCCAGCAGCGGCAGGAGATCCGAGGAGCCCCGGGTGGCGTTGAGCGCCCGGTTGACCGAGAAGAAGAAACAGGCCCCATCGTTGTACAGGCTCCGGAGCTGGCGCCCCGCCGTGCTCAGGATCGTCTCCTCGTCCTCGTTTAGGATGATGGCGTAGCGGCGGGGCTTGCCGGTCACCTCCTGCTTCGTCTGGACCCCGAGGAGGATGGCGGCGTTCTCCGGGTCGGCCTGGACGCCCTCGATGGCCGTGGGGTCCAGGTACCCGAGCCGGACCCGCCCCATGTGGGGAGAAACAAATACCGGCCAGCACTGCTCCCCGTACATGCCCAGCTCGAGGACCCGCTGGTCCAGGGTCAGGTCCATCTGGTTGACCCCGTCGTTCCAGAAGCGCTCGAGGATCTCGGCGACGTCGTCGTTCTCGGCCGTGAACTTGAAGCCGCCCCCCACGATCATGTCGCGCGGCAGCTCGAGCATCCGGGTGGCCAGGCCGTTCGTCTTCCACAGGTAGTAGGCGATCTCGGCCTGGCGGTCCTGGGCCAGGGGGGTGAGGTCCCGCTGGGGGTTCGCCGTCATCCGGCGGAAGTTCTCGTCCCCCTTCCGGGCGATCGGCAGGTTGAGCATCTGCTCCTTGACCCGGGCCTCGATGATCGGCCCCGCCACCCGCTCGATCATCCGCTGCCACCAGCTCATGACTGACTCCTCAGCACGGTTCGGCCAGGAGGGCCAGGGTCGCCCTCCACATCCGCTCGGTCACCGGACGGCACGCCACCCGTTTCGGCCTGGACGAGCCCGCAGCCTTCTGCCGCCGGAGCGCCTTGGCGCCGACCCGCCTGGCCTCGGCCTCGAAGGACCGCCGGCAGGCCGTCCGGCAGAACCGTTGCGGGCTCCCACGGCCGGAGCCATTCAGGGGGCCCCTACACCAGTCGCAGACCCCCCCCAGAATTGGCCCTGTAAAAGCGCGCGCGCCTTCTGCCGCCTGCATTGTTCGCCTCCCCCTACCCTTGCCTACCCATCCAGCCAGGGCGCCTCACGTGCCCGCCTACGAGGTCGCGCGCCCACCGCCCGGCCCGGGGGCCGGCCAGCGCCGCCTCCTCCGACTCCCGCTCCACCTGGTCCGACCCCATGTCGGCCGCCTCCACCTGGAGCATCAGGGCCTCGCACAGGGTCGCCATCGCGTCCGGCCCGTCGTCGTTGACCGTGGTG